CGGAATCAACAGCATTGTACCCCTTTATAACGGTGGGGTGTCCGTACATTTTGCCTATACATTTGTACAAATTTTTCTCGATCCGACGGAGGTATCTTCCAACCTCTATATTGTATTCCGTCGTTCTTGGGGATACTACCCTAGGAACTTTTGGTTTTCCCACTCCCAGAGTCTTCTCATATTTCACAAAAATTTTTACTTTAGCCAACTCCTTTCCAACTCTACCCTGCAATAGGTTGTCATGGGCTCTCTCATAAATAGCTTTCTTGCGGCCCCGGAATGTATCAACAAATTGTCGACGGGTCATCGGGGCGGTCTTAGGCAGATATTTACTCAATTCGTCGCGGGCGTGTCTTAACAGCGGGGCGAAACTGGCTTCTGTGGGTTTTGGAGGTGGTGTGAAAATTCCGTTCAACTTGACGAAGAACACTCTTTCTTTCACAGCCTTTTCCAATGTGTTGATGTCTCTATCGAAACCGAATATATGGACAGGCGGGGATATACCTGAAACACGTACCATTATTCGTGGTCTTATGACTCCTAATTTGCGGGTTACCTTCAGACGGGGGTGAGCGGGAGCAGCACTACGTGCGCACTCAACCCCAGGTATGCAAACTAGGCCCCCTCAATGAGCCGCTCTAGAGGCCTCCTGCCGATAACTCGGCAGAAGTCTCATGAACAACCTGTAGAGGGGTATTGTGGTGGACCGGTCTGTAAAAGTATCAGTTTGTGCGATGTCCTCAATCTCTCTGGAATCAAGAGATGGAACGAAGCTTAATACTAACGCTTTATCTATTATTGCAGCTCTGTCTTTAAAACGGACGCTCTTGTATAGATCCATTCGGTCACGCATCCATCGGCGGGTGATCAGGTTATTAGCCTCTGACCTTTGCCGATTTCCAAAGTTGTAGTATGCTTCTTGGGCTAAAGCATGAACTATGCGGTCCTTTGGTTGGCGCGTACGGAAAGTGTACCTTTTGACGGGCGGTTCTTTCTCAATCACCACGGTGGACACTTCAGAAGAAGTGGTGTGATCTGAGGCCGCGCTACTTATGCTTACGGGCTCATCTCCAATTTCAGGACTTTCTCGAAGTTGCTCAGGGGCATTTTCAACTTCAATGGCAGCCTGTGCCAGCATGTGTAGGAAATCCGTCGATTCTTCAAACAGCATGCCCAATACGGCCGGACGATCTTCTGCAAAAATCTCATCGAGATCTAAATTCGCTTGATCGTATTCCGTTATCACTTGTTCGGCTCTTTTCTCTCGTTGTTTAAAATACGTATATTTTATCGCTAAGGCAGATGCCATGGCACTAGTTGGTAAT